ATAGAGGTAGAGTCGATATGGTTAGACTATTCCATACTCTACAAGAAATGGATTACTTACCTGTTAGACAGGAAATAAGAGAAAGAGTAGCTGCAATGTGGGGTGTTACTCCTGCATGGCAAGGTACTCCTGATGCTTTCGGTGGTTTATCGACACAAACCCAACAATTAGTTGTTATGGGTCGTGTTGTAGAAGCAGATCAAAGATTATTCCATGAAAAAGTTATCCCCTTACTTATGAAAGCTTTATCTGTAGAAGATTGGGTTATTCAATTAGAACAACCTGAAGAAAAAGCTGAAGCAACTAGAATAAGTTTTGCTACACAAAGAGCTCAAATTGCCAATCAATATTTACAGATGGGATTTGATGTAAAATTAAAACAGAGTGATGTTTCAATAGATGATGCTGAATTCTTAATAGCAGGTGAACCTGTTCCAACAGCTAAAATGCAAGGAGAACAAACAGCTATGGCCATTGAACAGCAAAAAGAACAAGCTGAACAAATGAAAGCTATGCAAGAAGGGGCAGGTGGAGAAGAAGGAGGAGGAGAAGAAATGGAAAAATCTTTAAATATAGATGAAGGGGCTATAAGAACAGCTGTAGAAAAAGCTTTTACTCCTGATTTCCATGCTAAAGGCCCTGATAAAGAAAGAGATATAGATGAATGGGCTAAGAAAAGAGAGAAAAAAGCTGAAGACAGAGCCTATGGTTTTAAAGATGTAGGAGGAAATCCTAAAAATTATCAAAAATCTTGGATAGAAGATTTATCAGATCAAGGATTTACATCTCCAATAATTAAATCTGTAACAGATGATGGGTCTCAAATGTGGTTCTCTCAAAATAATATTGATTATGTAGCTTTATTATCTCCTTCAGGAGTAGTAAATGTAGAGAAAGCTTCTTTTACTCCTACAACTCCTTCAGTTTCATATAATCCAACAGGTTCAAATACTAGAAATAATAAAGAAGATGATGAGGTATATGCAGAATGAAACTTAGAGAACAAACAGAGTTACTAGAAGTGTAGCTGTTAGAAATAGAGACCCATTAGCTCAATCATTTATAATTGATGAAACTGACGGTATTTTCATAACTAGTTTAGACGCTTTCTTTGCTACAAAATCTAGTACAATACCTGTTAGAGCTGAGATAAGAGAAATGTCAAATGGTTATCCTACACAAACAATATTACCATTTGCTCAAAAATATTTAAATCCAGGTTCTGTAAATAC